GGGAAAATCCAGACGGCACCATCACCGAACTGTCGACGTCACGAGGTAACAGCAACCCGCATCGCGTCCAGTTACAGCGCGAAGCCAAGGTTCGCTCGGTGCTCGACTCTCCGCAGTGGTTGCACTTGGAACAGGCCGCCTAGGATGCTCGATTTCATAACAGCCTTATACAAATTTGCCGTCGTTATATTGGCGGTAATCATATTATCCATGCTTTTTTCATAAGGAACCAAACCATGAAAACCACACAAGACTTACGCGACGATATCGCAACACTACGTACTGACCTAAACACAATCACTATGAAGATTGAGAAGGCGCAGAACCAGTTGAGCGATGCACTCGAAAACCTCGACGGTGTGTACGATGGAAACGTGTCCGCGAAGGATGACGCAAACCAGTTGATACTCGATCTCGACCGTGGGATTGATACCGGTAGCAAGTCGAACCGGAAGGTACAATCGACACACTACCGCATGCTTGCAATACTGGATCATTATGGTCCGATGCCTAGGGCGCATATCGCCGGTATGCTCGGTATCAAGGAAGCGACCGTGGCGCAGTACTGCCACGTAATTCACTACAATAATCTAGGGCGCTTGCAATCTCGAAAAGGTGTTGTTAGTCTTTTGGACGTGGGATGGCATACACGCCTCCACGACAACTTCAAACTTTAAAAGGGGAATACAAATGAGCATGCAAGTTAAGAAAAGCGTTCACTTCACCGCCGAGCAAATCAAGGCGCTCCGTGATCTCGCAAACGGTGTCCGCTGGGCATCTGAGACCGACGGTAAGAAAAGCTTCTACGTGTCGAAGCCGGAGCAAAAACTGGCGGAGGATCTGTCTAACCTACTGCAAGGGTGCGACAGCTTGTACGTGAGCTTACGCGCTACCGAATCCGAGTAAGGATTCCCTCGGGCGGTGTTCAACAGGCCGCCCCTTTTGGCCCCATCACGGGGCCTTTTTTTTGCCCGCCAGAAAAATACCTAAGTCCTTGTCTGGTCTGTCTTTCGGTATTTATTGAGGGGCCACTAGGGGCTATATAACCCAACCCCGACAGAGTCCGAAAAGAAATTACAACCAGTTGTCGACAAGATAAAAATCGCGGGTGACGTGGTGCAACGCGAAGGAATTACTGGCGGGTGCGCTGTCGGTGTGCAGAGAAGGTAAGACCTTTGGTGTCATCACTGAGGTTGTTACGTAGAAAAATCCAGTAAACACGGGTGCGCGAGGGCCACGGGGGGTGCCCGTACTAGTACTAGCAAACTGTCGATAATTTTTATATTTTTGGGTAGTTGTTTCACGCCAATGTTTCACGCGACGGCTTACCATTGGTAGGGCCGGTGTACAGCCATAAAAAAACCCCGATGGCAAGGGGATACCAACGGGGTCTTACGCGGAGGGAGGTAAGCTCGGGGGTTTATATGTGTATATACCCCGGCGGGCTTACAGTCCCATTGTACTGTCAGGTAGCTACCTTGTCAATAGCTCCGTATAATTTATTTTTCTTGACAAAACAACTCGGTAGTTACCATAATAAGATTGTATTGAAGGGCGAGATGGCAGGGGAAGACAAATTCTATCGGCCATGTGACCAAGAGTTCCGAGACCACGAGTCCTTTTTTACATTTTTTTTATATTTTTTGGTGTATAACCATGAATTTACTACCCCAACAGCGGAAAAAACGTGAGTTATCCGACAAACAGCAATCATTCCTCACTGCTCTCTTTGAAAACGGGGGAAATTTCTCCCGAGCCTGCGAAGTTGCAGGTTACTCGCAGGGTTCCATCGGCCATCTCAAGGAGTCATTGGCGGATGAAATCATTGACGGAGCACGGAATATACTTGCAGGTGGTGCTGTTAAGGCCGCAAATAAGATTGTGGCAACAATTGACTCCCCAGAAATTGAGAGGGGAGATAATATCCGTCTCCAAGCCGCCGAAAGTCTCCTCAATCGTGTCGGCTTGGGGAAACAAGAGACTCACAACGTCAATGTCCAAGCTGTACATGGGGTGGTTTTACTGCCCCCGAAGAAAGAGATGGTTGTAGATCACGTTGAGTGAAGAAGTTGAAGCCCCTGTACGCAAGCGGGGAAGGCCCAAAAAGGACCCAAATGCGCCCAAAGCCCGCTACAACCTCTCTACTGCGGAAAAAGCGCGTCGAGCGACGCAAGCAAGCATAAATCGGTCTAAAAAAGAGGCGGCAAAGAAAAAAGCCGCCGCAAAAAAGCAAAATCAGCGGGCGAACCAGCGTATTCGTGCCGCACAGAAAGTTGAAACAGCCTTAAAAGGCGAAAAGTCCCGTCTTGTAGACATGGGAGATGTTGACCAATTACCTTCACACGTAAAGGAGCTAATTGGTGAATCTGATGTTGTATTTCAACCTAATGCGGGGCCTCAAGAGGAGTTCTTGTCCGCCCCAGAACAAGATGTATTGTACGGTGGAGCGGCTGGAGGCGGAAAAAGTTTCGCTCTGCTTGCTGATCCTCTCCGCTATTGTCACAACCCTAACCATCGGGGGCTTCTTCTACGCCGCACTCTCGATGAGTTGACTGAACTCATATCAAAGTCGAAACAATTGTATCCCAAAGCGTTTCCCGGCGCCACATTCCGTGAAAGTAAGTCGACGTGGGTCTTTCCATCCGGAGCTACTATATGGTTCTCATACCTCGACAAGGACAAAGACGTCACTCGATATCAAGGGCAGGCATTCAACTGGATAGCTATCGATGAAATCACCCAGTATCCCACACCCTATGTATGGGAATACCTCCGGTCACGTCTACGGACTACAGACCCAGAACTCTCGGCAAACTTATCCATGCGTTGCACAGCAAACCCCGGTGGTGTCGGCGGATGGTGGGTCAAAAAAATGTACATCGACCAAGGGGAGCCCGGTGAGCGTTACGTTCCATCCGACATGGAATCGGGAAAGCCATACGTATACCCGGATGGACATGCAAAGGCAGGTCAACCGCTCTACTGGCGAAAGTTCGTCCCCGCAAGACTCACAGACAACCCGTACCTCATGCGGGACGGACAATACGAGGCAATGCTCCTCTCACTACCAGAGGTTGAAAGAAAACGCCTGCTCGATGGTGACTGGGATGTCGCAGAAGGCTGTGCATTCCCAGAGTTTAACAAACTCAAACACTGCGTCGACCCAATTGAATTACCGACAAATTGGCCGCGAATCAGAGCCTGTGACTACGGCTACGCAAGCCCGTCGTGCGTACTATGGGGCGCAATCGACTGGGACAACAACATATGGGTATATAGAGAATTATACGTAAAACACTTTACAGCAGAACAACTTGCCGCTAAAATATTAGAAATGGAGGAGTGGGACCCACAACCTCACTACACTGTACTCGATAAATCGTGCTGGAATAGAACTGGATACGGCCCGTCTATTGCTGAAACCATGATGCGGATGGGCTGTCGTTGGGCACCCTCAGATAGCAACCGTATTGCCGGAAAGATGGAAGTACATCGCCGTTTAGGTGATAATGAGTTCACACAAGAACCTACGGTTAAATTTTTCAACACATGCACCAATATAATAAAGCAGTTAGCGGGAATTCCTCTTTCAAAAACAAATTCTGAAGATGTTGATACAAAAGCAGAGGACCATGCGTATGATGCGCTACGTTACATGCTAATGACTCGAACATCAGGGTATGTCTCCATACATAAGTCTTTGAACGATATTAAGAATAGCACGTTTCAACCACAAGACGCAACCTTCGGATACTAAATGGCTCAACAACGCTTTACCCCTAAAGAACTACAGCAACTTACTCTCGGGCAATCTCTTGCGCTTAAAGCACAGCGTGAGAAAAATTTGGCAACAGAAATTGCATCTGTAACGGGGAAGCTCGCTGGTTTTGAGTATGATGGGCAAGAGATTCTCGATACCAAACTAATCGAACTTGCTGACGGAAAGGCTATTGCGGAGTGGAACGTATCGAGCCCGTACTCTGTTGGGCAAGTTGAACGTGAGAAGAAAGAAGGTCGTGTGTCTGTACAAGGCGGCGTTCTTGAAG